ATGAAAATCGAAAACATCATTACTATCTCCCAATTCAGCCATGCATTTCAGGCTTGGTGCGAGAGCACCGTTTGGTTGCAGCGGCCTTACGTCCTCACTGAGGCGGGCGCTCAACGGATTATCCGCAAAACCAAACCTGATGCGTTTGTTGTTCGCGTCGAAACCATGCTCCGCGCCTAATCCAATGAATACCCCAACCCCAATCACTGATGCGGCCATTGTGCCGGTTTCATCCCTCACGGCCTTTTCTGAGGTCGTCCCTGCCAAGGTCTGTCGGGCCTTGGAGGCCAAGGTGGCCAAGCTCGACTGGCGGGCGCTGGCTGAATCGATTCCTGGTGCTGATGATTATGATCGCGCCGGCGAGGTGGAGTGGTCAAATGGCCGCGATATCTGGCAGGGCAATGCTAGCGAATTTCAGACCCTCAATGCCACACACTGGCGTCCAGTTCACCTCCCAACACCATGAGCACTCCTCCACCACCACCACCGTCTTGGCCTTCGCCGAACTTCGTGTCCTTCTGTCTTGATACGGCATGCGTGCTGATTTGGATAGCCATCACGGCTTTTATCTATTGGCAGATTCAATCTCATTCTTGATATACCATGAATAACCCATTGTTACCCAATCCGAGTACTCACCCGCGGCTTTATGCTCGCGAATACCTGCGGTTGCGGCCGCTTTTTGATGGGCTGGTGCTGGCGGCATGCGTGCTTGTTGGCGTGCCGGCGGTTGGCTATGTCGTGTTGTGGACTTTTCGACTGATCTTTGCACTATGAGTCTTCCCTTTTCTGTAGCGGCCCAGATGGCCGATGACGCGAGTTATCCGCGCCCGAAGAAACGCAAGGTTGGCCGACCCCGTGGCAGCAAGCCCAAGGCGGGAGGCAAGGCTAAGCGGCCGTTTATGAACGCTGCGTTGTTCGTCACTCAGTCCGGCGAGCGGGTGCCGGTTGTGCGGTTGCTGATTACGCTGCCTGACACCACTGCGGTTAAAGCTGACGATCTGGCAGCCAAACTTGGCACCTCGGTGTCTGGCTTGGTTTGCGCTTTGGTCGATGAGTTGCCAGAGCCTAAATCGGTGCCACCGGCTCCGACTGTGGTGCCGGATGAGGCGTCTGGCGCGTGTGGTCAGTGGAGGCCGTTGTGGCTGCCGAGTGCGTTGGCGGGCAAACTGGCGAGGCATTTGGCGCGTGTTGGGTGGTCGTTGCACACATTTGTGGGCCACATGATCCACACGATGCCAGACCCGGATGTGATGGCAAAAAACAAACCTTTGTTTGCAAGTTGGGAAAAATAAACTCAGTCTAAAAACCATGAATTATTACAATGAATACGATAAAAAAACAGCAATGTGGCTCAGGGAACTCATCAAATCAGGACTCCTCCCAGATGGAATTGTGGACGACCGATCAATTGTCGAGGTCAAGCCTGACGACCTGCGAGGCTACACCCAATGCCACTTCTTCGCTGGCATTGGAGGGTGGAGTCTCGCCCTCCAGCTTGCTGGATGGCCCGCAGATCGTCCAGTCTGGACAGGCTCTTGCCCATGCCAGCCCTTCAGCACCGCAGGCAGAGGACTCGCTCAAGCAGACGAACGCCACCTCTGGCCCGTGTTCTTCGATCTCATCCGCCAGTGCCGCCCTGAGCGAATCTTTGGGGAGCAGGTTGCAGCAGCAATTGGCAAAGGGTGGCTTGATGGAATATCGACAAACCTGGAGTCGGAAGGCTACGCCTGCGGGGCGACCGTACTGGGCGCACACAGCGTCGGGGCACCGCACATCCGGCAACGACTCTACTGGCTGGCCGACTCCTGTGGCAACGGACGGGATCAAGCAGGGCAATGTCAGCCCACGGAAGGGGGCGATGGGGCTTTCAGAGACGGTGTCGCTAGCGGGTTGGCCAACACCAATGGCAAACAATGCGACGAAAGATTGCAACCGTTTCCGGGAGGATCACCAGAACGGGTTGGGAGCGATTGCGGGAATAGCGGGATGGGCAACTCCAACGACGCGGGATCACAAGTCAACGGGGGATTTGACGAATTACATTTACGGGTCGCCGACGGGGAGAATCCGCACGGACACGGTGTCCACCCAAGCTTACATAGCTGGGGAAACGCAGTCTGGATCCCATTCGGAGATGGGAAACAAAGGCGCGTTGAACCCAGCATTAGCTGCATGGCTAATGGGGTACCTGCCAGAGTGGTGCGCTTGCGCGGTTACGGCAATGCAATCGTGCCCCAAGTCGCGGCGGCCTTCATCCAAGCCTACCTCGACTGCCAAGATTAGCCCACCCTTGCCTGCGCCAGCATGCGCTGAATAACATCGTCCAACATCGCTTCGCGAGCCGCCGCAATGTGCTTACACCAACGCACGTCCGGCGGCTCGCCTTTTTCGCGGGCGGGGCCGATGCGGTACATCCATTGAGGGCACGCGCATTGGCCATGGCCATTGTACGCCAGCACATCGACCATGTACGCACCGGATTTGGACTGGGAGGCTACAAAATAGCGGCCAACGGCATCAGCCGGCGTAACCTGCCATGTGTCGGGATCAGGCGGCGAGCTTGGCAATGCCGCCCGGTTGGAGGCGGACTTGCAGGAATCCGCCCTGTGCGCGGGCTGCGCAGTAGGCCCAGGTGTCGAGTGCGCTGGCATCGGTTTCATTGTAGTGTGATGGGTGAACGAATACGTCCCAGCGCGGGCTTTCGGGCTCGCCGGCGAGGCGGTAGGCCTCTGGGCCGTACCGGGCGTCCAGCCAGCCGATCACGATCTCTCGCACATCGGGTGTTGGGGTGATGGGTGCCGTGAATAGCTCAGGCGGGGCGATGCTTGGCACCTGTAGGCCCCAGCCAAACGGCTTGATGAGTTGGCGCAGGGCTGTGACCATGCTGCCACCTCGGCCGATGACTGCGCCCATGTTGCGTTGCGAGGCCAGCAAGATGATTTCGCCATCCCTCACCTTGATGCCGATGCCACTTGGATCCGGCGGCTGGCTGACCTTGGCCGTTGGGTGGATCAGCGGCATGATGAGGGTGTGCAAAAAATCGTGCGCCTGACTGGCGCTTTCGGATTCGGGTGTCATTTGCGGCACTGTTACGCGCCTATGACCTGCCAGTCAAGGCCTCGCTAGTATGGTATTTCGTCGTCGCCTTGGTCAGGCGCAGGCGCTGCGTATTGCACGGCTCGAGTCGGGCGGGCCGATGGATGCGCGTCTGCCGGCTTTGCGAATTGCCGTGCTGGCGCTTGGGCTGACCTTGTGGCTGTGGCTTGTCGCGGCGTGGCTTGCCGGGCGGGTTGGGCGGGTTTGGCCTCTTGGCGGGGGCTGTCCTCGCGGAAATCAATGAACGTGACTTTGTCGGCGATTACTTTGACCTTGGATTTTTTCTGGCCCGTCGTTTTGTCTTCCCAAGTCTCTTGCTTGAGGCGGCCCTCGATGTGGACGCGCAAGCCTTTGGCGAGGAACTTGCCGCAATTCTCAGCGGTTTTGCCGAATACGGTGACATCGATAAAATCGGTGTCTTCGTGCTTGGTGTTTTGCTCGTCGTACCAGACCCGATTGAGGGCCAGGCTGATGTCGCAAACGGCGGAGCCTTTGGGAGTGTAGCGGACTTCGGGGTCGCGGGTGAGGTTTCCTAAGAGGTGACAGGAATTGATAGATGCCATAATAAATTCTGAGGTGGCCGACATGCCTACGCCCAAAACAAAGAGCGGCCCCGCAAGTAATACAGGAACCGCCCTCCGTCAGAACGAGAGCCTCCAGATACCTGCGCACGGCCATGCCCGCAAGTACAAATGTTCGCTGTATAAAGTTATTACCCGGCGGCTTGCGTAGCGTCGTAAGCCTTGTACTGATCGTCCACGGCGCGGCCAACAAGGTCTGCCAACTCGGCCTTAATGCCGGCTGCCGGAAGGCCGGCGCGGCGTTTGGAGCCAACAATGGCGAGCATGTAGGACAGCATGGCCTCGGCCTCCATAATTGGGAGCGGGGCGATGGCGGAGGCGACGGCAGAGAAGGCGGTGTCGGTGGTGGTTTCGTCGGTGGGCATGGTTTTGTGGGTATTTATTTAGAGTCGTTGTCCTGCCACCAATACTGGCGGATTTCTAGGCATTTGTCAGCTTGCTCTTGTCTGGCTTGAGTTTGCGCAGCCTTGTTGGCCTCACAGGCCGCAAAAATGGCAAAAAGGCCAAGCTCGGCGGCGGCTTCGGGGTGGGATTGGCAAAGGGAGGGCGTGGTCATGGCTTGGGTTCTCCTATTGTGCATTCTGCGGTGTAAAGGTGTTCAAGTGACTCAAAGTGCGGCAGCATTTCACATGGCTTGGAGAATGCAGTGTCCACACTCAAGACTCGGTTATTGGGCACGGCGGCAAACCAGCCGGCCTCGACTTGGAGAAAATGCAGTTGTTTGTGCTGCTCGAAATCATCGGCTAAAGCATTGCCAGCAAAGTCAAGAGTGAAGAGGTATCGAGCCGGCAATCGGTCGGGATGGCCGCCTATGCCGCGCACATTGAGAAGCTGAGCATTGCCACGTTTCCACAGAGCAAACTCATGCACCGTAAATGTGCTAGAAAACGTATCCCAAGGCTGGATCAGCTCAACGTCTGGCTGTTGGCAGGGCTTCCAGCATAGCGCCTGGATAGGCAGGCAGAACATTGCTCCAGCGCAGGATGGCTCATCGAACCGAACCTGAAACTGGAGGCTTGCCGCCTCCTGACACCTGACTCCGAGAATATGGGCCTTGAGGTAATTGCTGTGTCCGCTTTGGTGGTTCTTGGTGTACTCTGCACGGACTAGGCAGCGGACGATTGAGGGAGTGTCGGCGAGAATGTAAGGCATGGCTTTGTGCTTCGTTAGTCATTCAAACAAAGGGCTAAAGACTGTAGTCTGGCGCGGTGTTAAGTGTGCTCATAGTGTCGGATGTCTTGGTTACATGCCTTCTGCGGACTGTATTTCTTTGAAAGTAAAAGTAGCGCCAAAAAACCACAAAGGCAATTCCCAATGTCTTTTTCCTCCTCGATTCTTCTCGCACCAAAGGAGACGGCGAGTGTCATCAAATTCTAAACGGTCGTCAGCATCGGTAGCTTTACCGTCTTTACGCTCCATGGGGCACTTGTTCACCAAATAAACGCCATCTGCATCCTGACCGATAGCCCGGCTCTCCCGTAGGCGGCCTTGGTCATTAAGCTGGCTAGCACTCAAAATGTGGCATCCTGTCCGCCTTGCCACGGCCTTGATGCGGCGGGAGATGCTGGAAATAACCTCCTCGCGGCTCGCTCCTTTGCGAACGTCTCCAGGTTCTAAAAGTTGGAGGTAGTCAATAACGGCAACATCAAAACCAGATCGCTCAATATCGGCCAAGATGTCAGCGGATGTAGCGTTTTCGGTATCTACCATAACGGCCCCTTTGTCTTGCAGGTCACGCACGGCCCTCTTTAATAATTCCTGCTGGGCGCGTGAAAGCAACCCACTGTAAAGATCGCCGTTATCGACTCCCGATTGTTCGGCTAGAATGCGTAAAGTCTGTTCAGGAATGGGCATTTCCAACGAATACCAGCCGACTTTGGCTCCAGCCATCAAAGCGTTGCGGGCACAATTCTGCATAATGGCGCTTTTGCCGTCGCTCGGCAGTCCAGCAAAGATAGTAACACGGCCCTTCTGAAGGCCTCCAGTGCGCGTATCCATAGTGGGAAAGCCTGAAGGCCAGCCCGCTAATGCTCCGCCCCTCATAGCGCGTTCGTTGATCTCATCCATCGTGGCATCAATAGCTTGGGCAATGGTGAGGCGGGCAAGGCTACGGCCCGAGACTCGGCCTGCGTCTTCGACTGCCTGCTTATTGGATTCCACGGCATCGGCCAAGGCGGTTGATTCTGATACTTGGGTGCGTAGCAGCAATTCCAGACTGCGCGCATGTGCAAGAATGTGCTGGCGTTGAAGGTGCATGTCCACCAAGGGCCGTAGGTAGGCGTCTGCGTTGTATGCGCCAAGAACTGTGAAGGCAATCTCTGTGACTGTGCTGTAGCCTCCTGCAAGCTCTAGCTGCCCGATGTCTTTTAAGCGGTGGCAGACCGTGTGAACGTCAACAGGTGTATCCTGAATCAGCAGGAACGATATTGCACCCCAAATGTAACGGTGTGAGTCTTTAGAAAAGGCCCCAATCGGGATATTGGCCGCGTGCTTTGCCGCCCACCCTGGGGCTTGAATGGCACAGGAAATCACGGCAATCTCTGTGTTATGATCACTCGGCATCTTAGCCTTAGCCAGTTCGGCAAGGATTTCTTCAGGATGCTTCCCTTGCTGGGGCTTTGGCGAATCAGTTACAGGCATGATGGACGCCTCCCGTTTGTGGTTGCAGGGTGTCCATAGGCACTACCGCCGCGTTTCTGGCTCGGCATGTAGCCTTGGGCCTTCCAGGCGCGTATCGTGGCCTTCCAGTCTTTGATGGCTTGGCCTCCATTCTTCCACCCGCTACCCGTCCACTTGTCAAAGACAGCGACACCATCGGTTTGAGGAAGTCCGATTTCTTTGCAGTAAGCGGAAACCTCCTCAACGGTGGGTCGCGCAGACGCGGGCGCACGCGGTATGGTCTTGTCTTGTACTTGTCCTGTATTATCTTGAAGGGTATATGATACCCTATCTGATACCCTTTCTATAGGGTATAGATACCTACCATCAGAATAGGAAATCTCCTTATCAGAAATGGATTCAATGACTTTATCATGGGGTCTGCATCCAGGAGTTAGCTTGCCGTATTGAGTCAAAATGAAAAACGGGAGGAAGTATTGAGACTCGCCGATTCTCTGAATCTTATCCCCAAGTTCTGTAATGTGGGCTTCAGTGATCTTCACCCGACAATCTCCAGACAAAAACTCCAAATCTAGCTGCACAAGGCCGACGTTATCGCACAAATCCTGCGCGTATAGCCACACAAGTTTAGCCTGCGACGACAACCGCCTGAACCACGGGTCAGACCACTTTTCAGTCAATGTGAAGCGTTTCATTCGTTTAGAAGAGAGGAGAGTTTACAAAGGCCCATCAGATCGTTGTGGCGATGCATGAAACTCTCTAGGCGTTGAGCAAACTCATCCGCAATAACATCGTTTGGCATCATGCCTTCTAATGCCGCCAGAACCTTTTCAAAAGGCAATAGCAAGCGAGGATTAGCGTGAGTAGCAGAGTGGCAGGCGTCGCACAAGGTAATCAAGCTGCACAACGGATAATCCCAAGGTTCGCGGCCTTGTATGTAATACTTGTGATGGACATGAGGGGCACCATTACACTCCCCGCAGTTCTGACAAAGGCCGTCATCACGGAAATAGGCTTTGCGCCTCAATTCATCCCATCGTGGGTCTTGAAGTTTTTGGGAGTAAGGAACAGACATAACACAAAAGGGCCGACCCCAGAGCCTTGCAGGAATGGAAATGCCTACGTGCTGGCAAGTCCCGCTTGGATGGGGTCGATTTATTGATTGAGTCATGTACTACACGTATCCCGTTTCCACACGGGGCCAGCCAGCCCGACAAGGCCAGCGGCAGAGCAAGCCTAGTCCTAGTCTAGCGACTCGTCAAGAGGCTTGATGAATTTAATGAAATTGATTGGGAGTCCGCAATGATGGCAGAATTTGTAACCTTGGAAGGCCGGTGGCGCATGCTCAAAGCACATGCACTGCCTGCATCCTGTGTCCCAGTTGCCGTCATAGTCTGACCTCCAATCACAAAAATTGTTGGCTGGGTCAATAAGCTTGGCAGCCATGTATGCAGACAAAGCGGCGTCTTGCGAAGGCGTGGTGCCGTATATCGGTGATAGGCCGCCGATGGACTTAGCCAGGCCATCGGCTAAGGCCCGCAACTTGGCAAGTTGAACGGCCTGCCTTTGGATTGTCTGAACATCGCGGGCGGATGCGTGGATGTGCGATTGCGTCCGCTCTTGAAGACGTTCGTTGAGTTCGGTGATGTCGCGCTCAAGTTGGCGGGCGAAGTCTGCGCGAACCACCTTGGCGGGTGTCGCGCTCCCTCGGAGGAGCCCTTCATGTTCTGCTGCGTCTGTTCGTGGTGTTGGTGTTGGTGTCATGGTTGGTTGGTTAAAAATGACTCGGCCCAGTTTGGTTGATTTGAGGGTTGATCGTGATCGAAACCATGCTGCCGAACACGCCGCCTCTGAATGACCATTCGACAAGCATAACATCTCCCTCGACCATCCAGTCATCGCCCCTGTATTTTCGCACAGGGTCAGTCACCAACACTC